ATTATTAAAAGTTATATTAGTCAAATTGAAAAAAATCTTATTCGTCAAGCAATTGATGGATATACAATATATACACATATTATTCATACTACAGCATTTGATTATGAATTGTTTTATTATCAATTATTGGATGAACTAAACTATAAGTTTCCAGATTGTAGCGTAAAACTAGAAAAAGTAGAAACAGATAAGTATAGTATTGTTGAATTATGTGCGACGATTAACTGGAACTAGGGAAGTTAACCCAGCGCTCCCAGAAAATTTCATCCAATACTTCAACATCTCGCATAGAATTGTGCGCATTTAGTGGAGCGGGCTTCTTAAATGTATCTTCATACATGGCATTCAAATTCAACTTCTTTTTTGTATGACCTACTTCACGCTTGTATTGCTCGAAGCTACAGAATTCAGCATTATCCGGCCACATATATCTTGGGTTAATATCAAGTCTCCACTTCATAGCATTAAACACTACATTCTTATCAAATCTTAGATTATGTGCGATAATGAGTCTTGCGTCTTGAATATCGTCAATGAAGTTGGTTAGAACATCGTAAAGGTCCTCCCCATTTTCCATTGCATCTTCTTGTGTAATATGGTGAAACTGGACAGACTCTTCTGGAATTACCCAACCTTGAGGCTTTACGATTCTATCGATTTTCTTAATTAGTTTCTTTCCATTTGAGATATCATATACCACATAGGAAAGAGAAACAATATCTGGCCAGTTATTTTTTTCTAGAACTGCATCTATCTTAGAAAACTTTGGAAGACCTGTTGTCTCGGTATCAAAGATTACAAATTTTGTCATTTTATACTAAAAATAGTTGGAATATATTATCAATTTTTTAAAAGCAACCAGTGTGTCTCTTCGCATGTATTATACCAATCAATTGTAGATTTTAATCCATCTTCAAAGGAAATCTTCTCATTCCATCCTAGATTTATAAGTTTAGCATTTGATACGCTATAACGTAAATCGTTAAATAGACGGTCTTCTACATATTTTATATATGGCTCTATAGTATCATCACCTTTCATTGTTTTTACTATTTTCTTTACAATTTCCATAACATTAAATTCATTTTTAGAACCAATATTATATATTTCACCGATAATACCTTTAAATAAAATAGTCTCAACTGCTGTTGAAACATCATCTACATGAATAAAATTTCTAACTGTTTTTCCTTCTCCATGAACTGTAAACGGTATACTTTTTTTAATAGATTCGATACATTTTGGAATAAGTTTCTCTGGATATTGACGAGGACCATAAACATTATTCCCCCGTGTAATAATAATTGGGAGCTTGAAAGAATAATAATATGAAAATACTAAATGCTCAGCACTTGCTTTTGTTGCTGCATATGGATTTGTTGGTTTTAAAATTGTAGTTTCGTGACACTCATCTCCATCTAATTCAACTTCACCATACACTTCATCTGTACTAATATGTATAAAACGTTTAATGTTCTTATATTCTTTACAGCATTCTAACAGGGTATGCGTACCTAGTACATTATCTTGTGTAAACTGAATAGAATTTCCAAAAGAGTTATCTACATGTGTTTGGGCGGCGAAATGGATAATTGTATCTACATTATGGTTTTTAAGAATATATAAAATCATATCAGCATTACGAATATCACATTTGTAAAAATGATAATTATTAGTTTTTACATCTATATTTTTTAATGAAGAACAATAATCTAGTCTATCTATATTTATAAATGTAAGATTTTGGTACTTATTACATAAATAATTCAATACATTTGATGCTATAAATCCACATGCTCCAGTAATAAGAATTACTTTTGGTTCATAATTCATTTATTATAAAATACTAAATTGGTTTAGACCAACACGGGTCTAAATATCATCTAAATATAAAATATATGGCAAAGATTCTTATATTCGGTTCAAATGGTTGGATTGGTAAACAATTACTAGTTATTTTACAAAAAAGAAGTGATATAGAAATAATATATAAGAGCTCTATACGAGTAGATGATATAGAAGGTGTTAGAAATATAATTGATAAATTACATCCAACACATGTTATAAGTACAATTGGAAGAACTCATGGCTCCATAGATAATGTAACAATTCCTACAATAGATTATTTAGAGCACGATGGCAAACTAACCGAAAATATTCGTGATAATCTTTTTGGCCCAATGATTCTTGCAAAACTATGTAGTGATAAAGGAATTCATTTAACATATTTAGGAACTGGATGTATATTTGAATATGATGGGCCAGAGCCGTTTGATGAGTATGCAAAACCTAACTTTTTTGGCTCTTCTTATTCTATTGTAAAAGGATTTACTGACCAGCTTATGACACTTTATAAAGATACCGTACTAAATGTTCGTATTCGTATGCCAATCACTGCTACAGCAAATCCTCGTGATTTTATTACAAAAATTGTATGTTATGAAAAAATATGTAGTATGCCAAATTCTATGTCTGTGTTAGATGAATTGCTACCAATTATGGTAGATATGGCTATAAGTAAAAAAGTAGGAACAATAAATCTTACAAATCCTGGCACCATTTCTCACGAAGAGATTTTATGTATGTATAAAGAACTTATTGATACTAATAAAACTTGGAATTTAATGAGTTATGAAGAACAATCTTTGATGCTAAAATCAAAGCGCTCAAATAATGAACTTAATACTTCCAAACTTGTAAAATGGTATCCAGATGTTTCTCATATAAAAACTGCTGTTTATAATACTCTTAAAAGACGTGCTCTTATTAATTCTTAACCAATTTAGTAATATTTGAAGGGTTATTATGCCAAATTATACTTGAGTCTTCATGTTTATAACAAGTATCTTTACGCTTCTTATTCTTGTGAGCGGATACGATAACTCTATTAAATTCACATGAGTACATATCATAGTTTTTCTTATGAAGATTTGTATAATGAATTCTGTAATAATCTGGATAGTGTTGAGTGAAACCATAAGATGACATTTCTTTACACATTACATAAGCCTCTGTTGAAGCTGCTTTATGACTAATATGATATGCTTTCATCTGGGCATACTTATGACGTCTTATATCGATATTATCACAAAGCTCACAAATATCTTTCATTCTTAATAAGGGATATTTGTATGCATCCAAGGATTTTTTCAAATTTTTTTACAAAAGCTGCTGGTCATTAGTGTGAGATACTACAGTACCACTTGTCGTAGAAGGTCTGGGCCAACATGTAAAACTCTTGCTGTTGCTATAGCTAAAGTTAGGGCTCATAGAAGAAGAATAAGTAGCTCGTGGTGAAAAAGGAGGATCCAAAATCTGAGGAATATTTATAGAAGCAAGTATGCTACCAAGAAAGGAAAATGGTTTCATTCTACTTTTATAATATAGGTTTAAAATCCAATTTTTATTATAATAGCAATGGAAAACGAGTGTGAATATATAAGTTCACGAGGCATATTAAAATCATGTAATATACATAATACAGCGTTTGCTTCTAGTGATACTCATTTAGAACTAGAGCAGTATTTTTTAATAAAAGAAAATGATTTAGTTTATGTAAATAATAGTGCGATACTCGAGTTTTTCAAATATATTCTACCACATGTCAATCATAGATTTACATTAATATCTGGCGATTCTGATGTATCAATGCCATTTGAAGGGTTTGAAGAATATATTGATAATCCTAAAATAATTCATTGGTATTCTCAAAATCTTACTATCATACATCCAAAGATTTCACATTTACCAATTGGTCTTGATTATCATACAAATACAAATGAGCGAGAGCTACATCCTTGGGGCATTGGCTCTAAACCATTTGTTCAAGAAAGTGTATTGAAATCTGTAGTACAGAAACCATTAAGTGAGCGATACTTTGCATGTTATGTAAATTTTCATTTTTCAGAATGGGGTATTAATCAACGAGGCGACCGTCAAGAATGTTTAGCACAAATTCCTAAAGAATTATGTTATTTTGAACCAAACTATATACAGCGAAAACCTACGTGGGAACATATGAGTCAATTTGTTTTTGTTTTATGCCCTCATGGTGGTGGATTAGATACTCATAGATTATGGGAAGCCTTGATTCTGGGATGTATTCCAATCATTAAAAGTTCTGGGCTAGACCCATTATTTGAAGATTTAAATGTATGTATTGTGAATAGTTGGTGTGATGTAAACGTACTTAGGCTAACAAGTCATATTGCTAAAATGAAACCGACAAATAGAGAAAAACTTACACTTAATTACTGGATAAATAAAGCTAAGTCCATATAAACACATGCTACGTAGTATATGTAGAAATGGTACATTATGACTATGACAGAATGAATTTAATTCCTAAAATGTGTATTGTAGAGTCACGAAATGAATGTAGTACACGTATTCAATTTGGAAAATATAATTTTAAATTACCAGTTGTACCCGCAAATATGGAATGCGTAATAAATGAAGATATTGCTATTCAGTTAGCAAAGAATGGTTATTTTTATGTTATGCACCGGTTTAATGTAGATACTTTGAAATTCTGTAGGTCTATGATTTCTCATAAACTGTATACAAGTATTTCACTTGGTGTAAATGCTGATGCGTATCATATTGTGGACACTTTGCGTATCCATAATATTACACCAGATTATATTACAATTGATATTGCCCATGGTCATAGTATTAAAATGGAAGCCATGATTCGTTATATTAAGGTGAATTTACCAGACAGTTTTATTATTGCTGGAAATGTTTCAACTGCTGATGCGGTTGTCGACCTTGAAATGTGGGGCGCTAATGCTATTAAAGTGGGTATTGGCCCTGGCTCAGCATGTACTACATATAACGCAACAGGTTTTGGAAGTCGTGGCATTCAAGCATCTATTGTAGAAATTTGTTCATCTGTTGCGAAAACTGCTAAAATTATTGCAGATGGCGGTATTAGTCATCATGGAGATATTGCGAAAAGTATTGTATTAGGCGCTTCTATGGTGATGATTGGTGGAATGTTTTCTGGGTTAAGTGATTCCCCTGGAAGTATCGTGAAAGGTGTAGATGGAATAACGTATAAGGAATTCTGGGGCTCTGCTTCGTCGTTTCAATCGAATAAAAAGAATCGCATTGAAGGAACAAAGAAACTACTATCTATGAAGTCTCATACAATGCTAGAAGAAATGAAGCATATTGAAGAATCTCTTCAAAGTGCTATCAGTTACGGAGGTGGTAACAAGCTTGAGTGTTTATGTGAAGTTGATTATATTGTTAGGGGTTAAGCGAAGACTGCGCCGATGAATAAACCTCTGGTGGCACTAGCAACTGTTTGTGTTAATAAGGGTGTAGTTATAACAGAGTTACCCGCAGCAAACGCAAGTGTTAATGTCTGACCACATGTATTGTTTAATACTATAGTAATAACAGCGCCGGGAGCAGAGTTAATTAATGTAATAGTCAGTGTTACGCCACCACTACCAGTTCCAACGGTTGCTACATTGAAGAAATT